TAGAGCTTGAGCGCGCCCAGCGAAGTGAAGCATTTACCCGAAAAATTGAAGAGCAAGAAGAAAAGTTAAGGAAAGCCGAACAGACTCAAAGGGCATATAACAATGCATTAAATGCTGGCGGTCAGGCTGCGGCACGCTTTGCCGGTGGAATTAGTCCTAAAGAAGTCGAAGACGCGGCAGAAGCAGCTGACACAGCAGCAGGTCGAGTCGAGATTCTGAAGCTTGAACAAGAACAGCTTAACAAGAGGTATGAAGAATACTTAACTGCATCTGGTTCTGCGGCAGCTTCAGACGTTGATCGAGCAAAGAAACTAGAAGATGTAATATCTGCTGTCGAGGATCAAGCAATCGCCATGAACATGAACGAGCGTGTTATGGCCCTCCACACAGCAGCTCAAAATGGCGCGACTGAAGCTGATTTTAAGCGGATAAATGCAATATACGATTACATTGAAGCAGAGCAGCAGCGTCAAGAGGCTTTAAAGGAATCTCAGCAGCAAGAGCAAGCGCTTCAAAAGATGCGCGCTCAATCTGACCCAGCCTTCGCAGAGTTCAACCGCTATGCCGATCAGATTGACCAGATCGAGGAGTTCAATATATCGGCGGCAGAGAAGGAGCAGCTAAGAGAAGAGGCGTTCAGGCAGCATCAAGAAAATATGGCGGGAATTGCTCAGAGTGGAGCAGATGCGGTCGTTCAGTCTCAGGAGCAAGGTTTGACCATGCTTTCTGACACGCAGCAGCGAACTCTTGGCGCTATTGGTGACATCTTCGGAAACATGGCTGAAATCGCTGAGAAAGGCGGCAAGGATCAATTCAACACCTGGAAGGCATTGGCCTCGGCTCAGGCTGCGGTAAATACAGCACTTGCAATTAGTAACGCGCTTGCGGTTCCTCCTCCCCCTGTTGGTATTGCTTTGGCGTCTACGATTGGCGCATTGGGTGCCATACAAATAGCTCAGATTCAACAAACCGAATACCAAGGCGCACGAGCGATGGGCGGCTCAGTCTCAGGCGGTGGCCGCTACCTGGTAGGCGAGAACGGCCCCGAGGTTGTCACCATGGGCGGATCAGGCGTTGTTACACCGTCAAGTGTCACCAACAACTCAGGCACCAATCAGACCATTGTGATGAACGTGAGCGGCGATGTAACCGCCAAGACTAGGCAGGAGATCATGAAGGCAATCCCGATGATCCGCCAGCAGGCACGCCAATCGGTCTTACAGGCATCTCAGGAGGGCGGCGCAATGTCTCGGGCAATGGGTAGGAGATCATAATGGCAACGCTTAACTTTCCGACAATACCGAACCCGGATAGCGAAAGCTGGACGATCACGTACAACTCGCAGACCTTTACCAGCGACTTAAACGGCGCGATCCAAACGGCAGAGCTTCCGGGCGCTCGCTGGTCTGCCAGCTTGACGTTTACCAACCGGACAGGGATCGAGGTAAGGCGTCTGCGCGGGTTCCTGGCCGCATTGCGTGGAAGTGCTGGCAGAATGTATGTGACGCCCTCTGATGCCACTGTGGAAGGTGCTGCTAGTGCCAATGGCAGTGTTAGCGCAAACGTCGCAGCGGGCGCTACAGAGATCGACGCTACTGGCTTCTCAGCCGGTGGTGATGTGCCTTTGCTGGCTGGTGATTACTTTGAGCTGAACGGTGAGCTGAAGATCGTAACTCAGGACATGAGCGGCGACACGATCAACTTTGCCCCGCCTCTGAGAAAGGATGTGACTTCAGGAATGACCGTAAGAATCATAGAGCCTCGGGCGGTTATGATGCTGACAGATGACGGCCAAGCGTCTTGGCAGGTTTCAGCACCGATCATTTACGGAATCACCTTCGACGTGGTAGAGGCGCTTGATATATGAGAGATGTCCCTGCTTCCATCATTGCAGCTTTGGAGAGTGCTGTCTTCCGTCCTTTGTGGCTGGTAGAGATCGACTTTGATGAGCCTTTGTACTTCTCCAGTGCTTACACCTCTGTGACGGTTGGCGGCATACAATACTTTGGCGGCGGCAACGTGGGCAAGATAACAAGCGCCAAAGAAAACTCCGATCTTGACCCGAACCAGATCGAGATAACCCTTGCGGGAATATCTGACGCCTCGCTTGCCGCTGTGGGCAGGAGTAACTACTTGAACCGTCGTGTGGTCATTAAGGTTGGCATGCTCGATGAAGATGGGCAGCTAATAAACGATGAAACGATGAACTACTTTGTCGGTAAAACCGATGAGGTGAAATATAAGTACGGAGGTAACAGCTCGATAACCGTTACTGCCCGAGATCGTCTTGCTGACTGGTCACGGCCTAGAGTAGAGCGTAACATGAACGCAGATCAGCAAGCCCGCTACCCTGGAGACAAGGGATTTGAGTTTGTAGGGCAGATTGCTGACAAGCGTATTATTTGGCCTAAAGGGGAGTACTTCGAGTGAGCTTTTGGGACGAAATAGGAGAAATAGGCCAAAATTTCATTGATGGGTTTAAAGACCTTGGCGGATCAGTCGGGGATTTCTTCAGTGACCCACTTGGAGCACTAGAAGACGCTTTTAACGCCACCTTGGATATCATGACCTTTGGCACTTGGTCTTATTCTAAGGACGCATTACGCGGCTTCGTCGCAGGTCTAATACCTTAGCAAACATTCCAGGACCGAGAGCGAAACATACGTAGCGCCTCAGAGCCGCGCCAGGTTATATACGGTACGGTTAAGACCGGCGGTCAGATTGTCTATATAGAGGATCAAGGCAAAGACAATATTGTGCTCTGGATGTGCTTTGTGGTCGCTGGTCATGAAGTTAATCATATCAAGTCTGTTTTCGCAGATGACATAAAGATCGCTGAGACAAGTACGCCTGGCGTGAATGGTGTAATGAACCGTGTGCCCGGCACACAGTTTGATGATAATACTGTTGTGTGGGCAATTCATGGCAATCGCTCATCTGCCTTTATACCTTCAGCTCAGATAAGCAGTACAAATAGTTCATACGAAGGAAACTTTTCCCCGCCGAACTGGACATCCAGTCACCGCTTGGCGTTTCAGTCTTATGTCTGGATTAATCTGGTATTTGACAAAGATGCCTTTGGTGATACAGGCATCCCGAAGTTCACCTTTGAGGTAGAAGGAAAAAAGCTATACGACCCGAGAACAGGCGTTACGTCATTCTCCGATAATCAGGCGTTGGCCATGCTTGATGTCTTATTGTGGGAGAGAATGTTCGATGAATCTTTGTCAGATGTTGACGCTCAAGACTTTATCAACGCAGCGAACGTCGCCGATGAGCAAGTCGCCAGTGGTGTAGGCACTACAGAGAAGCGTTATACAGTAAACGGTACATTCAAGTTGCAAGCTGTTCCGCTTGAGATATTACAGTCTTTGGCGGCTGCTGGCGCTTCAACGCCTTACTTTGATATCTCATCTGCCAAGTGGAAGGTTACGCCCGGCTCTTTTGAGTCTCCTGTGATGTCTTTGGATGAGTCCGACCTGGTTGGCGGTGTTTCATTCCAGGCTGGCCCGTCTAAGAACAACCGGCATAACGTGGCAAAGGGTACGTACATTGACGCCGATCAGGATTACGAGTCTGTAGGCTTCAGAGAGCTGTACATTGACCAGTACGTGCAGGACGATCTCGAAGAGCTCGAAAAGTCTTACAGCTTCCCGTGGACAAACTCAGGGAGCATGGCCCGACGACTGGCTAAGATCGACATAGAGCGCAACAGGTTCGGCATTAGCTGCAAGGTTGTTTGTAAGTTCAAGGCTCTGCAACTTGCACCAGGCGACAGGGTAGAGCTTACCGTGACCCGCCTCGGATGGACGCCCAAAGTATTTCGGGTTGAAGGCATTGAGATATCTTTTGAATCTGGTGTTGCACTTGACCTTCGGGAAGATGCAGCAGAAATATATGACTGGGAAGAAGGGGACGCGCTAGCCCTTGACACTCCGCCGGTGCTGTCCATTCCAGACGGTTTGAATATATCTCCGCCTAGTAATATACAGTTCAGCGAAGAGCTATACAGGACGATCACAAGAGCCGCTGTTAAGGTGCGTCTGATTATCTCATGGGATGAGCAGCCTTCGGCAGAGGCTTACGACATACAGATAAAGAAACAGTCAGAAGCTAAATGGGTGAACGTTGCGACTTTCTGGCAGGGAACCGAGATCGAAGCCGACGACGTGGAAGACGTGCCATACGATGTTCGGATCAGGTCCATCAACGGCATAGGTCGGACCTCCGAGTACGTTCAGGCCAGCTACTCTGTTATCGGCAAGTCTGCACCGCCGCCCGATGTGCCTTTGCTCTTCGTCGAGAAGAAGATTCTTAAATGGACTTATCCTGACGAACCAGTAGACCTTGACGGCTTCATACTTCGCTTTCAGAACGGCGACCGGCGATCTTGGGTTGATGCCACACCCTTACACGAGGGCATCGTTACAGAGACGATTTTCGACGTATCTGAGTTTAGCGGCACAAAGACATTCCTAATCAAGGCGATTGATACAACCGGCAACTTGTCAGAGAACGCTGCTGTGCTTGTGCAGGGGCTTGGCGATGTGCCGGTTGAGAACGTGGTTGATTCTCAGAACGAAGCGCCTGACTGGGCCAGCATTCTTGATCAGTATACGTTTCAGGTTGTGTCTTTGGGTATCACTCAGGACTTCGACCTAGAATCAGGAACGGCTGATACCTTAACGCTGGACAGTTCGGCCTCCTACACTGGCGCATTCGTAAATGGTGATGGCTATCTGGAAGCGACAGAGATCGGGGTCTTTTATGCAGAACCTGACTCTTTGTTTTATGATGATTCAGTAGTAAATGAGCCTTTCAATCTGGTTTATCAGGGCGTCGAAGAGCCTTTACAAGTAACTTACGTTGGCGTCACTCAAGCATTCGAGACATCCAAAACGGATGACTTCTACGGCGCTCAATATGAGGCGATTGTCTACCGTTACACATTCGACGTGCCAGAACAGGATGCAGGCGCTTCTCTGAGCGTTCAGGCGGTACTTGAGAACGGCGTAAACGAGAAGCTGGACTACAAGCCGCCTTTATTTACAGGCAACTTCCTGGCATTTCCAGGCTCAATAGAGTCAGAGGCAGGCGAGTACATATTTAAATATACGGTTCCAAAGCAGCAAAGCACCGAGCCGCCTATTCTGCAAGACATAATAACCCGGCTTGATGTCGGCGACATTCAGGAGCGTTTAGGCGATGTTGTGATTGCAGCAGGCGGCACGCGATTGCCGATTGTTAAAGAATATAGAGAGATTGTTACGGTCAACCTTACCCTTCAGGACGACAACGGAAATGCGGTAACATTAAGGGTAGAGGACAAAGATGTAACGCTTGGGCCATTAGTTCAGGCCTTTAATAGCAGTGGCACCTCAGTAAGTGCTACAGTAGACGCATTAATACAGGGGTTTTAAGTTATGCCTAACGGTACACTTCCAGAAGATAATTATCTTGGTGACGGTGAACGAACAACCGGCGAATTTCAGGGCGGGATTGATCAGCTGTTGAACTATGTCAATAGCCTGAAAGCCGAAGTTGACGCACTTTCTTCCCAGGTTATTCGTGAGGCGGCGGTTAGGAGTGTCGGTACTGGTGCTAATGAGTTGCCTGCTAATTCAGATTTGGGTGATGCGGCTTATCTTGATATTGGTTCAGGGCTCTCTGAAAGTGGTGAGTCTGTTTCTCACGCCGACACCTCTTCTCAAGGCTCAGTCAACAACTCGGGAAACAGTTTTATTCAAGACATTTCGCTGG